AGGCCTTCGTAGATGATGGACATATTCCTAATCTACTACTTACTGGCGGGCCTGGGGTAGGTAAGACCACAGTTGCAAAAGCAATGCTTGAGGAACTAGGCGCTACTTATATGATGATAAACGGTTCTGAAGAATCGGGTATTGATGTACTGCGAAACAAGATTAAGAACTTTGCTTCTACTGTCTCTATGGATGGTAATCGCAAATTCGTTATTCTTGATGAGGCAGACTACTTAAACCCTCAATCTACTCAGCCTGCGTTGAGAGGATTTATAGAAGAGTTCCATAAGAACTGTGGGTTTATTCTTACCTGTAATTTCAAAAACCGAATCATCGACCCTCTCCACTCTAGATGCTCTGTTATAGAATTTCGTATTCCAGCATCAGAGAAACCTAAACTCGCTGGAGAATTCTTTAAGCGTGTTCAGACTATTCTAGATGGAGAGGGTGTTCAGTATCAACCTAAAGCAGTTGCTGGTGTTGTTGAGAAATACTTTCCCGATTGGAGAAGAGTTCTAAACGAACTGCAACGATATTCAACTTCTGGTATGATTGACAGTGGTGTACTTGTTAACATCTCAGAAACGAATATGAAGGATTTGAATTCATTCCTCAAAGAAAAGGACTTCAAATCTATTCGCAAATGGGTTGCCAACAATCTTGATAATGACCCATCTCGTATGTATCGTAAGATATATGATGCTCTTTATGAAGATATCCAACCTCAAACTGTACCTCATCTCGTACTTGCTACAGCAGATTATTCTTACAAGTCAGCATTCGTTGCAGACCAAGAAATCAATATGCTTGCATTTATGATTGAGATTATGACGCAAGTTCAGTTCAAATGAGTGGATATGAACTTAAACATTACCTCAAGTCCATAAACGAAACAAAGGAAAATCTGTTAGACTCAGATGACCCTATGTGGACGAAGAAGTATTCACCGTACATTATCAATAAATGTCTCGCTCCTTTCAATGACACTATTATGTTAGTCAATGAGATGAATATGAGACACCACCTTGATTCAAAACTCCAATATGATTTTTTACTAAATACTATTAGGTCTAAGAAACGATATGCTCCTTGGGTAAAGGCGAGTAAGTTGAAAGATTTAGAGTATGTAAAAGAGTATTTTGGTTATAGTAATGAAAAAGCAAAGGCCGCTCTCAAGATACTTGATAATGAACAAATTAATACTATAAAAGATAGTTTGAATAAAGGTGGAAGAAAATGAATGAAATTGATTGGCAGCCCGAAAGGATGCTCGAAGTAAAATTAAAAGAACCAGATGATTTTCTGAAGGTTCGTGAGACATTAAGTCGTATTGGAGTTGCATCTCGTAAAGAGAGAAAACTCTATCAGTCGTGTCATATCCTACATAAACAAGGACGATATTACATCGTACACTTTAAAGAGTTATTCGCTCTTGATGGTAAGGACACAAACATAAACCAGAACGATATTGAACGTAGAAACTCTATTGCATCACTACTAAGTGATTGGGGTTTGATTGAACTCATGGGTGTAGCAGAACCTAAAGCACCACTATCACAAATCAAAGTGATTGCGTTTAAAGAAAAGAACGAGTGGGACTTAGAGACAAAATACAATATCGGTAAAAAGAGAGAAGTTTAAATTGACAGAATCATTCTCACAATTTATCACTGAAGAACCAAAAGAGCAGAAGTACAAACTTGTAATCTTTCACAACTCTCACGAAAACTTGAGAGATGTGGGCAAACAAGATAGGCCTGATGTTAAGTTGATGAATGATGCTACAAAGAAACTTGGTATTAGTTTATTTAATGCTGAATATTCTGGTAGTTTTATCGAAGAGAAGGGTGGAAAGTTTTATGTTAACTCTTTCGCATTTGATGAAACAGGTAAGGCAGTAAAACCTAGTGAGGATGGAAAAACAGAATATCAAAAACCATTTGAGATATCTCCAGAGGACACATTAATATTTCCTAGAGGATTAGGAACTCTCGGATTTACTACAAATAGACGATGGGTAGATATGATTAGACTCTTAGAAGATGCTGGGTTTAAAACAATACCATCTTTAGAGACATGGGATATCTGTACAAGTAAATATTATTGCAATGAATTGTTTAGAAAGAATGGTTTGCAGACACCTGTAACTGTTCCTATAACATATTCAGATGACACAGAACGAGCAATCGATGGAATGAAATTTCCAATAATACTTAAAGCGTCCAGTGGTTCACAAACTGGAGTTGGAGTTGTTATTGTAGAAAGTTTACGTTCATTACATCCAACAGTACAAATGTTGTCGCTGTTGAGTAAGAACATTGACCTTGTTGCACAAGAATATATTAAAGTCGATTATGACGTTAGGGTTATTGTACTTAACGGTGAAATAATCGCATCTATGAAACGATTAGTAATTGATGGTGACGCAAGAAGTAACGCATCATTGGGTGCAGAAACAGAAGAGATAGAACTGACTGAAATTGAAAAGTCAGATTCAATCAAAGCTGCAAAACTCTGTAAAGGAGATTTGGTTGGTGTAGACTTTCTTCCCTCTAAAAATAGAGAGAAGGAACAACCATATATACTGGAAATTAACAGTATGCCAGGATTTGGCGGAATTGAAAGGTCTACTAAAGGCAAGAGTGTAACTCAAGAAATATTGAAAACATTCTTGTATCGAAATAATTGGTAAAGGAAAAAATGATGACACTACTCGAAGCAATTAAGAAACATAACGAAGGTAAGATTGCACTACATAAAGCAAATGTTGGCATCTACCTAAAGAATCCTGCTGGTATTGGAGAACATTCCGATATCGCTGAAGCAGTAGAATGCGAACTGTCAAAGATTGCAGACGCACAAGATATTATTGATATGATTGACAAGCACTTTTCAAGTGAGGAACAATTACCACTTTTCTCTTGACATTCTCCCTTAAACCGTATATAATGAAACTCTTTGATAAGGAAAAATGTATTGAAATTTTATACTCACGTTGCCCAATGGGGTAATCAACTTCTTGTTCGTGGATACAAAGATGGTGTTCGTTCTAACTACAAGGTTAAGTACGAACCCACTCTTTATGTTCCTGTAAAGAAGGAAACTGGTTTTACAACTCTGGATGGCAAGAATGTCAATCCTATGAAGTTCCTTACTATTAAGGAAGCAAAAGAGTTTGTAGAACTTTATTCTAGTCAACCACACCTCGTGTTTGGTATGACACAATTCCCATATACATATATTGCAGAACAATATCCTAAACAGATTCAATTCGATTCTGAGAAGATGCGTATTGTTACTATCGATATTGAAGTTGAGTGTGAGAATGGGTTTCCCCATGCAGAACAAGCTGCAGAACCTATGTTGTCTATCACTATCAAGAATCACGACACTGGACGTATCAAAGTGTGGGGATTACATGAATACAAAAATGATAGAGAAGATGTTCAGTACATTCAATGTGCAACTGAACGTGAACTGCTAGCACAATTCCTTGCATGGTGGGAATCTGACCATCCAGATATTATTACTGGTTGGAATACGGAATTCTTTGATATACCTTATATCTGTAACCGTATCAAATCTCAAATGGGTGAGGACGCAATGAAACGTCTTTCTCCTTGGGGTGTTGTTGATGCTCGCATGGTGGGTTCTGGTTTTGGTAAGAAAGACCAAGTGTACAATATCCTCGGTGTTGAGAACATCGACTATCTACAACTATATCGTAAATTTACTTATACTAATCAAGAATCATATCGTCTTGACCATATTGCATTTGTCGAACTAGGGCAACGCAAAGATGAAAATCCATATGAGACATTTCGTGATTGGTATACTAAAGACTATCAGTCGTTCCTTGACTACAACATCATGGACGTTGAACTGGTAGATAGACTTGATGAGAAGATGAAACTCATCGACTTGATTCTAACTATGACGTATGAGGCAAAGGTAAACGTATCTGATTCCTTTACGTCTGTTAAGTATTGGGATGTACTAATCTACAATCATCTACTAAAAAGTAAGATTATCATTCCACAAAAACTTGGACATAAATCCAAGGGTGAAAAGTATGTGGGTGCTTATGTAAAAGAACCACAAGTAGGACAACACAAATGGGTTATGTCTTTTGACTTGAACTCTCTATATCCTCACTTGATTATGCAATACAATATTTCTCCAGAGACTTTGTTGGCAAAACAACTTAATCTTGGTGACAACTCTGTTGATGACTTGATTGCACAGAAATTTAAAATCAAAGACATGCTTCCATCAAATGTAACGATGACACCTAATGGTGCATTGTTCAGTAAAGACAAACTAGGTTTCTTGCCTGAGATGATGCAAGAGATGTACAATGACCGTACCATTTACAAGAAGAAGATGCTTACTGCTCAACAGCAATATGAAGATACCAAAGATGCTAAATACTTAAAAGACGTATCTAAGTTTCAGAATATTCAGATGGCTCGTAAGATTTCATTGAACTCTGCTTATGGTGCGATTGGCAATGAGTGGTTTAGGTATTATGATTTGAGGATTGCAGAAGGTATTACTACCTCTGGACAGTTCTCTATTCGTTGGATTGAGAAGTCTATTAACATGTATCTAAACAAACTCCTTAAAACGGACGGAGAAGATTATGTTATTGCATCGGATACAGATTCAGTATATATTACTTTTGACAAGCTTGTTAATACTGTGCTTAAAACAAAAGAGGGAGAATCAGAAGATTCATATCGTGGGAGGGCTGTGGATTTCCTTGATACAGTCGCTAAAGAAAAACTTGAACCTTTTATCGATAAGAGTTATCAAGCGCTTGCTTCATATGTAAACGCATATGACCAAAAGATGCAGATGGCACGAGAGGTTATTGCAGATAAAGGTATCTGGACTGCAAAGAAAAGATACATTCTCAATGCATGGGATATTGAAGGTGTTCGTTACCAAGAACCAAAACTCAAGATTATGGGTATCGAAGCAGTTAAGTCTAGTACTCCTGCTCCTTGTCGTGACAAGATTAAAGAGTGTCTAAAGATTATTATGTCTGGTACAGAAAAGGATGTAAACAACTTTATCCAAGAATTTCGTGAAGAGTTTATGAAGTTGCCTCCAGAAGAGATTGCATTCCCTCGTTCTGTTAATGGACTAAAGAAGTGGAGTAGTAGTTCTGGTATCTTTATGAAGGGTGTTCCTATGCACTGTAAGGGTGCATTGCTTTACAATCACTATACTAAGATGAACAAACTGAACAACAAGTATCCTCTTATACAGGAAGGTGACAAAATCAAGTTCTTAAATATGAGACAACCTAACCGTATGTCATCCAATGTGATTTCATTCATTACTAAGTTGCCTACAGAACTAGACTTGCATAAGATGGTTGACTATGATTTACAGTATGAGAAGTCTTTTGTTGAACCTTTGACGTTTATTATGAACCAGATTGGTTGGAACATTGACCGTTCTTACGGAACACAAACAACATTGGAAGATTTTTTTGGATAAATGCCTTGACATTTGTTGGCAAAACAAGTATACTACTAGTATAAATTATGAAAGAGGAAGTGAATGAAGTATTTTAGATATAATTTGGATGAGTTGAAACAATCATCTGATAGAAAACTTTTCAATTATATATCGTTTTTTGCAGGCGGTGGTGGTTCATCAGCAGGATATAAACTTGCTGGTGGCGATTGCCGTTTCGTTAATGAGTTTCAACAGGTTGCAGTAGATACCTATTTGTCGAACTGGCCTGAAACTCCAGCACACATTTGTGGTGATATCAAAGATGTTACTGGTGCAAAGATTATGGAGATGACAGGACTAAAAGAGGGAGAACTTGATATACTTGACGGTTCACCACCATGTCCACCATTCTCTATGTCTGGTACAAAGAAAGCAGGGTGGGGTAAAGAAAAGACTGCCTATGGTATGAAACAGAAAAACATTGAAGATTTGACATGGGAACAGATTCGTATTGCTGGTGAGATGAAACCGAAAGTAATCATCTGTGAGAACGTCAAAGGACTTACAATGGAATATGCTAGAGAACACCTAGTTCGTATGGTAAATGACTTTGAGGCATTGGGTTACACAACAGTTTATAAAGTTCTAAAAGGACACAATCACGGTGTACCTCAGAAACGAGAAAGAGTGTTTATTGTTTCTGTAAGAAATGATGTATTGGATAAAATCGGTGTACCATTCATGGCACTTAGTAACTTGATTTTTCCAGAACCAGAAGAACATGTCACCACTATTAAAGATGCAATTTGGGATATTCAACAGAATAATGCAAATGTTGTAGAATCAATTGAACTTATTGAGTCTATGACCAAGAGCGCTAAATATAAGTGGATGAAGAGATTACCAAAGAACCCAGACAAAGTGGTTTCTGTTGGTGACGATGTAGTTGGGCCTTGGTATGATAAGGTTATTGCACACAGAATTAAATGGGGTAAGACTGTACCAGAAAGAAAGAGTTCGTTCTTTCAATCTCGTAGAGTTCCTTGGAATCAAGCATCTCATACACTTTCTGAACAAGGACTACAAACAAGTCTTGCAGTTCACTTGCACCCAGTAGAAGATAGGGTGTATACAACAAGGGAAGCATCGAGACTAATGACTTTACCAGAGGATTATAAATTCACTGGTACACTAAATGAAAAACTAGCAAGAATCGGTTTAATGGTTGCACCACTACAAATGAAATATCTCGCTGATGAGATTTACAATAACATCCTTAAACCGTATAAGGAAATAGAATAATGATAAACTTTATATTGAGTGCTTGGAGGGTTGTCATGGACAGTGATATGAATCCACTAAGTAACATTGAGAACTTAACAGTACGTCACATGGTTATGCAAATTCTAGCATGGATGTGGTGTATTATATTTACTATGATGACAGGTACATGGATGTACTTGGGTGTCAACGTGTTATTCCACACACTATTACTTGGGGGAATTACATTAACCGTAGCAGTGTTTGAAACTGCAAAAAGAAAACCAGAGTTTTTTAGGGGGGAAGAATGAAAAAGATTACGGTAGAAAAAGACTTAGGACAAAAAGAAACATATGATAAATGGAACGGTAAGTTCCTAGATGAGTCTGCTTACGATAAAGTAATTAAGGTTACTGATACTGATATGGGAGTAATGAAACCAATTCATTCATTAGATGGTTCTGATGTTCCTCTTGCATATGTTATCACTAATGCCTTTCCACAAGAAAGTAAGATTAGAGATATTCTAACAACAATTGAAGATACATCTACAATGA